AAAACCCAAACCACAAGATACACCGCCGAGTGATGAAATGAAAGCTCTCCTCGACCGTATCGACAAGTTGGAGAAAGACAAAGCCGAAGCGGACAAAGCGGCGAAAGTAGCAGCCAAACGCAGCGAACTCAAAGCAGCGATTGCCAAGCAGGGAGTCGACGACAACGAATGGGTTGACACGTTGCTGAACGAGGTAACGGTAGCGGAGGACACCGACGTCGAACAGAAGTCAAAGGACTACGCAGCCCTCTACCAAAAACAGCATGTGGTCAGAACCTCGATAACACCAAAGACGCCGGGCGGCAAGCAGAATGAGCAGTACGACCTCTCAGACCTTGACACACAGCTCGGACAGATGCGAGGGGACTTCGGTCAAAAGGAAACTAAATAACTAAAAAACGTAAAAGTATGGTAAAATCAGTAGATTACGGCTATTTCCGTGGTAGAGTCCTTGTTCAGAAACAGGGCTCAATCGGCGGTTACAAGTCCGTGTTTGTGAAACTCAAGGAGTTGCACAACGAACTCGTGTACCCAACTTTCGGCGGCATCATCATGAACCCATTCAAGGGTCGTGCGAAGTTCTTCGCAGGCGACCTCTTGGAGTTCCGCACCAACGACAAAGGTGTCCGTCCTGAAGTCTACATCCTCAAGACCTACAAGGTGGCAGACGCCGTCAGCGCATCAACCACAGTGTACATCGAGAGAGACGGGTACAAGCACATCCCATTCGTCGGTGACGTCCTCATGGTCGCCCCTGACGTAATCGGCGGCACAGGCAAGGCTGTCACAGTAACAGCCGTTGTCAAGACAACCGCAACAATCGGCGGTCACTCTGTTGACGTGTGGCAGCTCACAGTGTCATCGGCTCTGACAATCGCCAAAGGCAAAGTCATGGTCGAGGCTGAAGAGGCCGGCGACAACAAGGCTATGCTTGTCAAGAACATCAACGCCGTCGCCGACTGCGATGCCGACATGATGTTCGACAACGTGGCTGACACAGCCAACATCGGTACAGAGAGCGAAGACTACGTCGACGCACGTTATCTCTACACTCCTGCACTCGGAGGTTTGATGTACACCCACAAGATGTCTCCACTTCCTGAGTGTATCTTGAAGCTCAACCGCTCCAACGTGAACGGATGGTTCAAGGTGAACTACTACGACATGCGTTCTATCCCTGACACCAACTATGTCAACAACGCCATCGCAGGTGTTGAAGAGGACATCGAAGAGGTCAGCACAGAGGTTTCAGCCAATGCGCCTAAGTCAGGTGAGACAGACCCAACAACCGCTACAGTCGGCGTTCTCGGTGGCATCTACACCAACACAACCGACAACGGCGTGTTCATGTGTATCGCTATCTCGGGCACAGACGAGAAGACCTACACTTGGAAAGAAATCACATTCGTCGAATAATTAAGAAAGGAGTAACACTATGGCAAAATTTGATTCAACAATGTATGCAGCTCTTTGGTCAAAAGAGGGTAGAGCCATTCAGACTCTTATTCTTAACGACCCGAACCGCATCCCGCAGTATTACACATTCTGGCGCAGCAAGTTCCGTGTCGACCCTGTCGTCACCCCAACCAACCCTGACGGCTCAGCAGCCTTCATCGTTCGTCAGCGTCAGATTGAAACAGGTGTCCTGATGGACATGAGAGCTCCATTGGCAGACGGTACACCGATGGAGAAAGGTAACGCCGCTCAGTATACGGGCACAATCCCGGATTTCATCGGCAAGGTTTACCACGAGACAGCTCTCGAAAGAGAGTATAAGGAGCAGTTGTTCGAGCAGGTAGGTGAGGACAACATCTCTCTCGCAAACTACGTCATCGACTTCTTGCAGAGCAACATCAACTCTGCGAACATGACTCTTTCGCACATGGCGGCTCAGATGCTTTCAACAGGTATCGTGAACTACAAACAGGGCGAAGGTATTCAGGCAGGTATCGCCAAAGCTGCTATCCCTGCTGAGAACTTCCTCAACGCAGGTGGCGTCGTTTGGTCAGACACAACCAACTTCAAGTTCTTGGATTGGGGTCGTAACCTCGTCATGCTCCTGAACAACAAGTTCGGTGCTGAGATTCAGTGGCAGTTGGAGATTCCAAAGGACATTTGGACAAACTACATCCTGAAGAACGCACAGGTAATCGACCAAATCCGCTTCATCTACAACGTCAACGGCACATTGCTTCCTGCAACAGCTCAGATGACAGACGACATGGCTTTGAACGCCATCGCAAAATGGGAAGGTATGCCGACCATCGTCATCGTGGAAGAGAAGCAGAAAGACATCACCAACGGCATCGTGAGCGGATGGGCTCAGAACATCGCCGTCGTGCGTCCTTTGGGCTTCGCAGGTCTCGTGTTGCACACAAGCAACCTCGACTCGAAGTTGGCGAAGTATCAGAACAACCTCATCTCGGCTGTCTACACTCCTGCCCTCGGCGGTCTGTTGACAATTGAGAACTCTGTGGTGCCTAACGGCATCTACAAAGAGTGGCACGCCAAGGCAATGATGCAGTCTATCCCTGCTCTTGACGAGTTCCTGTACCACTTCATCATCAAGACGAACGTTGCAGGTTCACCTTACAGCTTCTAAAAGACAAAAGTAAGACGTAAAAATGGCTGCTATAGAGTTTGACATCTTAGAGTACATGAGTGGTCTTACGGGATTCACCTTCAGCAAGGCGGTGCTTAAACGCATCGCCTTGAAGAGGGGTGTGGCTGAGTGCACGGATTACTCGCAACTCACCAAGAGGGACGAGGACCTGCTGACAGCCGACCTGTTGCTGACCGCTTATCTCTCGCCCAACGTTTGGGCTTCGTATGACGAGTCTCACGGCAACTTCTCCAAGAAGGTGGGCTCTCAGACGATATACAACAAGGACGCCCTGCTTGACTACATACAGGGCATATACGACGAGTATGAGGATGAGACTCAGGTGCCGAACAACGCTACGGTCTTTTTCCGCAACGACATTTAAAACGATAACAAGAGGTAACCATGACATACATTGACAGGGACGGCACAACGGCATTTCCATTCTCGGGTGAGTTCTACACTTCGGAGATAGACAAGACGGGACCTATGACTCAGTGGACTGAGAAGGAGACCACTATCGCCGAGGTCGTGTGCGACATCCAAGAGGACGCCAACTCGCTTGCAGGCGCCACTGCGAAGGCAAGATACGAGGTGTACGTTCCGCTCGATGACGGTGTCGACGTACCTGTGCAGCCGGGACATATGTTCCGAGGCACTATGTACGGTTTGCTTGTGGCGGGCAAGGTCATAGGGGTCTTCCCGTCGCAGGTCGGTTCTTTCGACGGCAAGCGTGGCTATCTCGCAAGGGTGGAGGCTGTTGACAAATGATAGGAGGCATCTATTGCGAATCGAACCTCGGTCCCATATATCAAGAGAAGACTTTGCTGTCGGCGAGACAGAAGTTCAAGAAGCTGATAGGGACGGGCGACATTCTTCCGAAAGGTGAGTCCATCAACGAGCAAATCATCAATTATTTCTATGATGACGTCAGCAGAAGAATGTCCAAGATACTTAATTCTTGGACGCCGCCTGTAAACAGAGGCTACTATAACCGTACTGTGGATTTGACACGCAGTATCTGCCTCGGGGTTTACAACAAAGGCGTTTTGCGCAGGATGTACCGCTTTACGGGCGGTAGAAGGGAACGAGGGTTATTTACGCCGAGCGACTTGGGAACGAACACCTCTTCATCCGCCACTTACAGGATGGAGATGCTTGGCAAGAGTAACCACCCCGACCCTGCGGAACGAGCCCAACAGTTTCTGAAGGAGTACGACCCCTATTACGGGAAGGATTTTTCCCTCGTAATCGCAGCCACGATGCCTTATGCGGCAAGATTGGAAATAGGTTACAGACTGCCTGTGCTGAAACTCGTCGTAGACAGGATGTTGGCAGGGGTGTATGACTTCAAGAAGAGAGAGTCGGGCGTTTATTACGGATATGTATTTGACAGGGTATAAGTATGAAAACATTGAACAGATACGCAAACACAAGCAAGGTCGAAGAGTACCTGTACAGCGTCCTACAAGGCGTTGTATCTGACCACACATTCGCAGGCACGTTGCCGACTGCAATAGACAACGCTTGGGGTGACATGGTGCTCATTGACTGCGACCTTCCTATGACGGACTTCGGTGTGTACAGCAAGGCGACAGTCTACGTGTTTCTGTATGCTAGACCTTTTGCCGACGGCTCCAAGAATGTAGCCAAGCTCAGTGAGATGGAGGAAGACCTTTGTGATGTGTTGGATTCCATCAGCAATGCCCATTACTCTGTTGACAGGATGTCGAACGGTGCGGACTATGACACTGCTATCGGATGGCACCGCAACTACGTCTACTTTAACTTAATAATTACGGATTAAACAATTAACAATTTAAACATAGGAGATAATCATATGATTACTAAAGTAAACAAGAATCAGGTTAGATTCCAAGACCCCACAGGGGTTATCTTCATCCCTTACAACGGCAGTGTCCTCGGTGGTTTGGGCTATGACGTCCACGACATCGTCGGCGACACCTTCGCCTTGACACAGGACGACGCCGACCGTACCGAGATTCCTTGGGAGTTCGGTGACGACCCGTTGGACGAGAACGTCAGCCTCGGCGCACGTAACGTCGCCATGCAGTGCCTCGACTTCCAAAACGTCGTGATGAAGAACCTCTTCGGTTGGAACACCGACACTGACGGCTTCGCATATGCTCCGTCACAGTACAAGGACCTCAACGTTCTCATCATCCTTCAGTTCGAAGGCAAGAACGTCGTTATGCCAAAGGTGAAGCTCGACAGCAAGGCTGCCCTCGAGAACCTTCGCTCAGACGTCGCCCGTGGCGACTTGGCAGGCGTCCTGTACTCAACAGGCGTGAAACTCGGCAGCAATGCCAACGAGAGCGAGACAGCTCTTATGTTCGTGAAGAACGGCAAGAGCTTCAAGATTGGCAACACCACCATCAACATCGCTGTTGACGGCACAGTGACCATCGACCCTCTCAATGTTATGACTTGGGCAACAGCAGCTGCTGACTCCTCAGGCAAGACCTTCGAGGTGACAATGGCTACAGGTACTGTCACAGTTGAAAGCGGTGCTGATTGGGCAACAGCCACAGTCGACGCTACAGGCACCCACCCTGTGGTTAAGGTCACAGTCACTGCCAACACAAGCGAAGACCCACGTGTCACAGAAGTGCTCGTCTTCGACGACGGAGTCCTCATCGGAACCATCGTCTGTCAGCAGGCAGGCACAGCCGCTTAATCGAACAGTGTTTCGCAAGCCTCATAATAAGGGAAAGGGAATGGTCGAGTACCGTTCCCTTTTTTCGTAACCATCAACAAACAAAAAACATACAGATATGCCAATAATAACAACAGATACAGGTAGGATGGTCCTGAAGAGGGCTGCCTCAATGGTGATAGTGCCTTATGTGTACAACAGCACCGTCAAGGATTATGTCTTGGGTTCCACCATCTACGACATCTCAGCCATCATAGGCGACTCCATCGTGATAGAGCAGTCCGAGGGCAGCACGACCACCAAGGACAACGAGTTTGACAGTCAGCCCATAGTGATTAACCATTCGGGCTCGGGATACAGCTTCACGGCGCAGTGCCTCGATATGCAGGACAACGCCCTGAAAGCCTTGTTCAACGTCAAGACCGCCATCAACAGGGATGTGACGCCTGTGCCGGTCAACGGCGCAGTAGCCTTCAACGAGGACTTCACTCCTATGTTCGCCCTCATCAAGATAGGCTTCGACGAGAAGGAAATCCCCGACGTGATACTGCCTATGGTGCAGATGAACAACCGCCTCTTCATACAGCAGATGCGCACTCGTGCCTCACAGGGCAATATGACGGGTGTGGCGCTGTCCTGCGGCATAGCCATCAAAGACAAGGACAACGACGGCAAGGTGTTGGACTTCGGCTCGGGCAATGACCACGACTATGCCCCTGATGCACCTGTGCTGTTCGTGCCCAAAGGCTACACTCCTCTGTTCCAATACGACGACAAGACCGACGGCGTGAGAGTGTGCCATCAGGTGGATTTCAGCGGCGGAGGAGCGCCTTCGACGGTGTATGTCAACCCGTCGAACGGAAATTGGTCGAATTCTTACACACCGCAATAAAAAATTCCGTATCTTTGCAATCGAAACTTAAAACTTGATACTATGCCGATAATCAAAGCGGAATCCGACGTAAAAAAACGGATAAAACAACAGGAGAAGGAGCTTTTGCAGGTGTCTGACGAGGCTCAGAATAGGTTGGCGGAGATACTTGCCGACTCTCCTTCGATAGAGAAACTTGCGGGAACCGAATGGGAGATGCGCCCTCTGAGAATGGGGACGCAATATCTCATTGTAAACGAGGTGTGTAAAATCAACAAGGCGGACAGCTCCACATACGGCGACGTGCTGAAGGCTCTGATGATGTCTATGCCTGCGCTGTGCAACGTGCTCACTCTCGCACTGTTGAACGACAAGAACAAGATATACCAAAACGGAGACCCCAATCAGGGCTTCAGCAAACTTTACAAGAGGACATACGACACCATAATGTGGAATGCAGAGAAGGGGGAGATGGCGAAGATAATGGTGAACTGCCTGCAGATGGTGGATGTGTCTTTTTTTATGGACGCTCTGGCTATGCTCCAGATATTCAGAGCGAGCGTTACGGAGAAGAAGAGGGCGAGGAAGAAGACAGCAGGACAGAAGTGATACGCTCCGTGAGCGAAATTGGAGACTTGGTCGACTTCCTCAAGGCGAACCCGTTTATGACGATGGATGACTACCTATGGAAGTACAGCATACCGATGATAAAGATAATGGGGATGGACAACAGTCACGTCAACTATCTGTCGGAGAAGCAGGCTCAGAATCGCAAGATACAGACCGTCGACGTCAATGGCAAGAGCGTGCAGGACCTCAGCAACGACCTCGGAATAAAAATAGACTTTAACGAATAAAAAACCAATAGGAGATATAAAAAATGGCAGACAATGCAGCACAGGCGATAAAAGACTTGCAGAAAAACCTCGCAGACCTTGATGTTTCTCTTGACAAAGCTCTCAAAAATAACGAGAAATACACACAGATGCTTGCTAAGACTTTCCAAGATGCGGCAGAGAAGGGTAAGGTCAGTATCGACGAACTTATCACATACATAGGCAAAAAAACGAAACAAGTCAGCGCACAGAAAATCCAATGGCAAATCGATTTGGGTTTTGGCAAGAAAGAGGTGTTGGGCAAACAAATAGAAAGCCTCAATAAAGATATTGAAAAATATACCAAAGCGAAGGATACAAGTGCTGTTACATTGTTGAAGAAGCAGTTGGCGGAATTGAAGGACGAGTACAAGCAATTAGAGGCTGTGTCCAAGAAGTCTGCCGCACAACTGTACGACGACATGCTTAAAATCGTCAATGCCGCAGCAGGGACAAAAAAGGATAGCAAGGGCACAGCATGGAGCAAGGCAAGAGCTGATTTGATAAAAGAAAACCTCAACACTACAAAAAAAATAGCAAAAGAGGAAGAACGGATTGTAGAATTAGAGAAGCAGTTGGGGAATTACAAAGAAGGCTCGAAGAATTGGAACAAAACCAAGAAGGAAATAGAGGATGTTAACAAACAACTACAACAATATAAGGATAAGCTGAACAGGCTCCAAGGTCGAAAAGTAGTTGATGCTTCTGCCAAAGCATTACAAGACCAAGAACAGAACTTCCGTACTCTCAACCGTCTTTTGAACGAACGCAGGAAACTCGAAGCCCAAATAAAGGCTCAAGGTGGTGCTACCACAGAGGTGCAGGCTCGTTACCAACAGATTCTTAATACTTCCATCAAACAGACTGTTGCGTCAATGCGTAAACTTGGCGAACGCTACAATGATGTTACGAGAATAGCCGCTCAAAACACAATGGCGGACAGGATGCGTCGAACAAAGACTACAATTGACCAAATTAACAGTTCGTTATTGAGGACAAGGGCCAATCTTGATTCGCTAACTCCGTCTCTGTACAGAATAGGTTCAGCGTTGGGCGTCGCATTCTCTTTGCGAGGATTGGCTCAGTTTGGCAAGAAACTCATCGAAACAAGAGGTGAATTTGAGATGCAGTTTGTCGCTATGAAGCAAATCATCGGCGATGTGGATGCGGCAACCAAGATTTGGAGCCAGACAATGCAAATGGCATTGCAATCACCATTCAAAGCGATGCAGTTGGTGGACTATACTAAAAAGCTCGCCGCTTACCGTATTGAGACAGAGAAGTTGTTTGACACAACCAAACGCCTTGCAGACGTGTCAGCAGGTTTGGGCGTCGATATGCAACGCCTTATATTGGCTTACGGTCAGGTTAAGGCTGCAAATTATCTTCGTGCCTCCGAAGTCCGTCAGTTTACAGAAGCAGGAGTGAATATCCTTGGTGAGTTGGCTGAATATCTTACTGCTGTTAATGGCAAGATGTACACTACGGCGACTGTTATGGAAATGATTACCAAGCGCATGATAAAATTTGAAGATGTCGAAGCTATCTTCAAGCGCATGACTGATGAAGGTGGCGTTTTCTTCAATATGCAGGAGGTTCAGGTTGACACCGTAAGAGGTCAGATGATGAAATTACAGGATGCTTTTGACCAAATGCTTAATAAAATCGGTAGCGCAAATCAAGGCACCTTACGAGAGTTTATTGATACCCTTAACAGTATGGTACGCAATTGGCAAACTTTTGCGACATTCTTAAAAACCAATGCGACATTATGGTTGCCTGTGATTTCTGTTATGAAACTTGCTCAAGCGGGTCTTGCCAAATATGGCGATACAATTGTAAGCGTAGCTGCCGCAGAAAAAGGCAAAACGGTGCAGATGAAAGCGTCACTTGTTGAAGAGACTCTTTTGCTTAACAAGAATGCGAAGACTATCACTGCATGGGGATATACTACAAGAATGGCTATATTCAAGGTGGAAATGGCGTGGAAGGCTCTTTCTGCTGCATTTAAGGCGTTTCTGCCATTCGTTATTGTTGAAGGTATTGTATATATAGCCTCAGCGATAGCAAATGCAAATAAAGAGCTTGACGAGTTTAGGGACTCGATAAACGATTTCGCTTCTGATGCAGAGAGCAGGCTCGGGGAAACGAAAACCCGATTCAAAGAGTTAAGGGAAGAACTTGAAAAGACCACAGAAGGCACCGAGGCAAGACGTGAGGCTGTACAGAAGATGAACAGCCAATTCGGGAAATACCTCAACAACCTTGTATCTGAGACAATGACTCTCGAAGAGCTCAGGGCGGCATACGCTGGTGTCGAGGAGAAGATGGTCAATATCGCCAATTTGAGACTCAGAGAAGAAATCAAGAACAAATCCTCTGAACAGGTCAAGAACATCATGCA